AAATGATTTTGAAATTGACATGGATTTTTTGGCAATAAAAAATAGTAATTTATAAATTTAAAAAACCTCAATGTTTTAGCGTTGGGGTTTTTTTTCTTACTTTTGTAAACATGGCATACGACCGCAAGAAAATATTTGAACAGGCAAAGGAAATGATAGTCAAACACAAGTTGTTTTTTGTGGATGATATTGTGGCTTTTTTACCTTGTTCAAAATCTTCTTTCTACGAATTTTATCCAGATGGCTCGGACGAATTGGACAAGCTAAAAGAATTGCTAGAACAAAATAGGGTAACTTTAAAGGTTTCAATGCGCTCTAAATGGTACACTTCAAACGCTCCAGCACTACAGATGGCATTAATGAAACTCATTGCAACACCAGAGGAATTGAAAAAACTTTCAATGCAGTTTATTGAGTCAGAAAATAAAAATACAAATCAATATCCAGCTTTTGGAGATAACCCATTAGAAAGTGAATGATTTTGTTTACAAACCAACATTAGCATTTTGGAAAATTAAAAGACTAATAAAAGAAGGTTTACCAAAATTTAAAGATAATCAACAAAAAATATTTGTAATTCAAGGGGGGCAAGGAGCCGGAAAAACTATTGCTATTTTAATGTTAATTATTGATTATGTTGAAAGAAATAAATCAGAAATAACTATTTGTTCTGCCGAACTTTCAAAGTTAAAAGATACCGCATTAAATGACTACATAAAAATAATGCAAGATTATAATTATTATAATGATAAACGTTATAATAAATCTGAAACACTTTATACATACGGGGCTGGGCATTTTGTTGAATTTTTAGGATTAGATAAAAAAGACGTTGGAAAAGGGCGCAGGAGAAAAATAGTTTACATTAACGAAGCTAATAAAACTACGCTTCAACAATACACCGATATAACAGCAAGAGCAGATTTAGTTATCATTGACTATAACCCAGATGGTTATTTTTACGGAAACGATTTAATAACCGATTTTAATTTTATCAACCTCACTTACTTGGATAATGAATATTTATCTAAAAATGAAATAAGAAATATTTTGTCCTATTATGAAAAAGGATATGATTTAGAAGGAAATATTAAAAATCAATTTTGGGCAAATAAATGGCGTGTTTATGGCAAAGGAGAAATTGGAAGTGTTGAAGGTAGAATATTCTTAGATTGGACACGCAACACATTCTTAGATTTTCAAAAACTACCATTTAAATCATTCTTTGGGGTTGATTGGGGTAAAAATCATAAATTTGGAATAGTTGAGTTAAAATATGACAGCTACACAAATACTCTTTATTGCCATCAAAAAAACTATTTTAGCGAAAATGAATTGTTAGCAAAGTTAGAACCGATTGAATTAGCAAATATAAATAACGAGGGCGGAATTATAATTCATACTTTTAGAAAATTAGGCATTCCATTCGATGCTGATATTGTTTGTGATAGTGCTGTTCCTGACAATATTTTATTATTGCGTGATTATGGATGGGAGTACGCTGTAGGAATTGATAAGCCAAAAGGGTCGGTTATGGCTGGAATAACATTGCTTCAATCGACAAATGTAGTTTATACAGATGTTTCAGATGGTATTGATTTAGAATTTAAAAATTATTCTTATGCCAATGATAGATTAGGAGTTGTTGATGATGAGGTAATAAAAGCTTTTGATGATATTATTGATCCAATACGCTATGGTAGAAGATTTATAGAAAATAATTAGAATCTAAATAAATTTTTATATATTTGTCACAATCTATGTGAAGTTGCATAGTTCAAACCATGAAGGACGACAATACTAATTTAATATCAAAGTCTTACTTAACTCTAGTTAGGTAAGACTTTTTTACGTATATGGGATTTAACTTTAATATAGGTTATAATAGTAGTTCATTGCCAAATTACGTTGAACGTGATAGTTCTGGGAATTGGTACTATTCTATTTTAGATGGATTATTTGGAGGCAAAAATAAGAACAAAGGTTTTAAATCAGAACAGTCTAAATTAGATGTAATACTATCAAACCCAGCAATTTTAAAAGTTCTTTGTTTTTTGTCGGATACCTATAGTCAGGTAAAAATTGACAAGTACCAAAACGATAAATTAGTAGAAAAAGATTTTTTGTATTCATATAAAAAGTCGCCAAACGATTGGCAAACGTGGACTGATTTATTTTGGGAACATAGATTCTGGTTAGCTGGTGGAAATGCTTATTTGTATGTAGATGCTAATGTATGGTATTATTTACGCCCTATGGGGTTAGATTTTACACCAGAGCAAATCAAACAATTTAGTCAAATATCATTTAGTAGCAAGTATAAGCGAGATATTCAAAAAGGGACGTTTAAATATAGAAATCCTAATAACACAGTTGACACATTACAATTTTCTAAACTATACGTTTTTACTGATATGAGTGGTGGAGTTTCTGGAAATTGGTTAAAAGGGAATAGTAGATTAGATGCATTGTATCAAATAGCTATTAATTCAGATTTAGCTTTGACATCAAAAGGAAGCAATCTAAAATATACTCAAAAGTTTCTTGTTAGCGGTCAGCATGACCCGAAAGACACAACAAGCAGACCAATGGGGGATACCGAAAAAGACAGTATTGAAAATAGTTTAGAGAATGGACGTAAAGTAAACGCTACCAAATCAAAAGTTGATATGCAACAAATGGTATCTAATATTAAGCAATTAGGACTTGATGAAGCATTTGAAAGTGATTTGATTAAAGTAGCTAATATGTACGGTATTCCAAAGGATGTTATTGACATTTTATCTAAAGGTAGTACTTACGAAAATCAAGAAAAAGCACTTGGAAAATTCATTAATTATAATGAAATGCCAAAGGTTCAACAAATGACCGATACGTACGAAGTTATTTTACAAGAGCAAGATTTAAGAGGAAGTTTTAAACATTTGCCGTTTAATTCAGTCTTTGAAGTAGATAAAATCAATAATAGAAAAGTTGAATTAGAAAGTTTAAAGATTGCGCAAGAATTAGGAGTTGATGAAAGTATTATTAAAACTAAATTAAAACAGATTTATGAGTACTAAATTAAGTTTAAACGAAATAAATAAACAACTCGAAAAAAAAGATTTAAGTCCTGAATTGCGTAAATCTTTGAAAGATAAAAAGAAAATTATTACTAACGATAAAATCGTAAGAAAATGATAAAAGTAATAGAGTTCCCTAATAAAGAGTTTGAAAACAAAGAAGAGCTTTTTAAAGCGTTAAAGGAAAATAAAAAAGAATTATCTTCTATTAAAAAATCAACTGAAAAGCGAGCTGATGCAGTTGCTTACGGATATATTGAAAATATATCTAAAAACAATATTGACAAAGCTATTGCCTCTTCTGATTTACCTAATACTTTGGATGTGAAAGTGGTAATAAATACTACTAACTTTCTTGATTCTCACGGGGATGTTCATATTAATGGAATTTGGAATAAATCAGTAAGTGACAATAAAACATTCTTACACTTACAAGAGCATCAAAGAGATTTTGATAAAGTTATTTCTGACAGTGCAAAAGGATCAGTTGAATTAATAGAATGGAAAAAACTAGGCTTAAACTACACTGGAAAAACTGAAGCTTTAATCTTTGAAAGTACTATTGATAAATTGCGTAACGGTTTTATGCTTAAACAATATGCTAATGGATGGGTTAAAAATCACTCGGTAGGTATGCGTTATGTATCTTTTGATTTAGCAATAAATTCAGAAGCTGAATGGGACAAAGAAGAGAAAGCTTTATGGGATAAATATTATCCAGTTATTGCTAATAAAGAATTAGCCGATGAACGTGGTTATTTTTGGGCGGTTACAGAAGCAAAAATAGTTGAGGGAAGTGCGGTTGTAATGGGAAGTAATTCAGCAACACCAACACTAGAAACAAAAGAAGAGCCGTCGGAAGACACTTTAAATATTGAAGCCGAGCAATCACTTCAGCCAACAAATAGAAAATTAAGTATAATCTAAAAATTAAAAACTATGTTTGTTTACAAAAAAACAGAAGAATTGGAAAAATTAACTCCAGCGGAGTTAGACCAATACAAAGCGGATTTACAAGCTCACGAATCGCAAATCCGTAAAAATGAAATCGATGCGGAGGTTAAGAAGCAAGTTGAAACTGCTAAAACAGCGTTAAAAACTGAATTAGAAGATGAAATTGCAAAACAATTGATTGATGCTAAGAAAACTGCATCTAACGATGAAAATGCAATCGAAAAAGAGGTATCTGAAAAGTTAGAATCTTTAAAAAGTATTGCGTCTGGCAATCGTGGAGAGGTTGAAATTAAAGCATTGACAAATCGTGCTTCAATTAGTGGAAACACTAACGCTTACGTGTTACCAGATATTGGACAGTTAGGAGTTAAAAGACGCTCGCTGTATGACGTGTTGCCTAAAATCCAAATATCAGACCGCTCAAACGATAATGGTATTATTAAATATCATGATTGGGACGAAGACACAACCGTAAGAGCCGCTGCAACGGTAGCCGAGGGTGGAACTTTCCCTGAATCAACCGCTAAGTTTATTGAAAGAACTTTACCAATTCGTAAGATTGGTGATACCTTACCTGTAACAGAGGAGTTTGGAGAGGATGCGGCAATGGCTGCTGCTGAATTATCGATGTTCTTAGAAGTAAATGTAAACACAGTTGTTGATGCTCAAATTATAAACGGAGACAATACAGGACAAAACCTTAAGGGATTGCTTACATCTGTACCAGCATTTACACCAGTGGCTTCAAGTATTCCAAGCGCAAATATTTACGATTTATGTCGTAAAGTTAGAACTGACATTGTTAAAAATAGAGGTTCTAAATATCAGCCAGATATTGTTGTAGCCAATTCCGACACTCTTGACCGTTACCACTTGACTAAAGATGCTAATGACAACTATTTGTTTAGAATGGAGTTAGGGGATAGAATTGGGGCATTGACAATTGTTGAAGATAACAACATGCCAGACAATCAATTAGTAGTAGGAGATAGAAGATTCGCAAGAATCTACGAAAAAGCTGGTTTAGTTATTTCAGAGGCTTTGGTTAATGCTCAATTTTTATCAGATGCTAAAACAATTAAAGCACGTAAAAGATTAGCGATGTTGATTAGAACAGTTGATTCTACAGGATTTAGAAAAGTAACTAATATTACTACTGCTTTAGCAACTCTTGAATCTACTCCGTAATGAACAAGGTAACTATAATTCTAACGCAAGACGTTGAGACTTTAGTAAAAGGTCAAGAAATTACCATTAATAAGGCAACTGCTTTTGAAATGGTAAACGTTGAAAAAGTAGCAAAGTTCAAAGAAGCAGAAAAGAAAGTAGAAAAAAAAACTAAAAGCGAGTAAAAATGTATTTAATAAACGAGGCTAATTTCACAAGAGAAATTTCAGTACCAAACTTAACAAGTTCTCAAAGCGGTAACGCTGAAAATTTGACTAAGTATGGTGACGAAAAGCCTCGTTTGTTACTACAAAATAGTTTAGGGAGTGTTCTATTTACTGATTTAGATTCACAAGTAACAAACGGAATCTTAGATAACGATGCTGACCAGAAATGGAAAGACTTAGTAAACGGTAAAGAGTACGATGGTAAAGTTTGGAAAGGATTGAATTACGAAGAGGGGAGCTTTAAAGTTTCTTTATTAGCATATTTCACTTATTGGAATTGGTTAAGTGATTCTTTGAGTAGTAATTTACAAGTTCAAGTTAAGAATGCTGAAAACGTAAACGATACTAATTCTTTAGTTAATGTTTGGAATACTTTTATACAGATGTATCAAGGGGGTGTTTGTGAAATTGGTAAACGAATTTACAATATTAACGGAACTACTTTTGTAGATTGGTATGATGGAAATAACAGTAATTACGTAAACCTATTACAGTTTTTGCAAGATAATCCATTGGACTATCCAAATCCACAACTTTACAACTTTGGTAATAGTAGTAATTCTAATTCATTAGGACTATGATAATTGCCAACGCACTTAAAAGATTGTTTACTGGATTGACTGCTAATATTGTTTTATTAGACGTTCCCAAAAATGCAACTATTAAGTATTGGTATGGTGATCAAAAAGAGCTGATTCAGTGGATTACAAATCAAAATACACGTAGTACTCCAGATAAATATCCATTAGTTTGGTATGTTTTGAATGAGTACACGGAATTTCAAGGTTGGTATGAAACAGACGCCCGCTTGGTTATTATGCAAGATACAAGATTGCAAAAAATGAATGACTGGCGAAATAGTAACAGTTACGAAGGGATTTTAGAGCCAGTTTGGCAAGTTGTGAAAGAAACTTTAGAAACAAATCAACAAATTGAAATATTTGGAACATTTCAAGACCGTTTTAAATTAAGAACAGTGCCTAACTATGGCGTTGATTCCGAAACAAACGACTTAAAAAACTCCAATAATTCAAATGAAAAAAGCATTAATATTGATTTGATTGACTGTATTACAGTTGATTTTAGATTAAGAATTAAGGCTAATTGCATAAATTAACAATTAAAAAATAAAAAATTATGATTGCAATAAATCAAAAAAACTGCACAAGTGCGGTTAAAAATTTAGGAGTGCCAGACTGTATCATTAACAATGGTAGAATTACTGGACAAATTTTCACGCTTCCATCTTGGAGTATTGATACTACTTCTGGCACTTTAACTTTGTCAGATGTAAATGACTTAATTCAAGACGGTACGTTTATTCCTATTTTAGGAGCAGTCGAGGTTGTGAATAACACGCCAGAGGCAACAACAGAAGAGTATCAAGGAGGTATTAAGTCGGTCGTAAGAAACGGACTTGTTGAACTAGCTTCAAAATTCTTGAAAGGATGGGCTTATGCACGTGCTTTATTCTCTATGAACAGCTTTCAGTCTTACAAAGTGCTTTTAGTATTTGAAGACGGAAGTATTGCTGGCGCATTAGACGGAACAACTTTTAGCGGATACGCTTTAGGAATGGTAAATACCGGAACTTATATGCACACCGACGGAAACGCTAGTGGGTATGTTATCAATACCATACAATTAACATCAACAGAGGAATACAACCTTAACACGGCGGTTATTGATAAATCAGTATTAGGATTCAATGCAAACAATTTGTTTCCTATTACTGATATTGTAATGACCGGGCGTGCAGATGTTTCAGAGGGTAAAGTTTACTTCAAAGCTAAATACGCTATGAATGGAGCAAGTGTTTTGGGTGGTATTGCGATTGCTAATCTGAAAAGTTATGTAGATGGCGTTTCAGATACTATTACAGCTTTGTCATTAACGTATAACGCAACAACCGAAGAGTACGAATACGAACCGACAGCAACTATTACGACTAGTTCAAGTATTGTAGTTTCATTATATGATTCTACAAACACTATTGCAGTAGCGAAAATCGGAACTAAATACTACAAAGGCGCAACAAGTGCGATTACACCCGTTTCGTAATTAAAATTAATTCACTACATTTGTAGGATAGGAATGAGAAGGCAATCAATTAAATTTGGTTGCATTTTTTAAATTATAAGATTATGGAAATATTCGGAAAACATATTTTTGGAAGCGATGCGGAACAATTCAAGTCTCTACCTATTTTAAAT